TGAAGTCGACACTCTAGAGGTGATCAAGGAAGAGAGGATAAAAATACTTGATGATATTGAGACTGAGGAGGGTAATGATGTATATAGGGAGGAGTGTATTTTTATTGAGGACCTTGCCATGTACATCAGACTGAAGAAGGAACTTGATGGTATACTCGAGGGTCTGATGGATCTAGAGGAGAGGTTGACACCTCGACTTTTGAAGGAGGGATACATCATGGACTTGGAGGAGTAGACTTATTTTTTTAGAATAGGTCTTTTGATTATGACTCTGCAAACTGATCGTAGAGATCTCCATTTACCTGCGTGATAAAGAGGTCACAAGAAGTAAGTGTGGATGGGAGTGAAGCACCCGAGAGAGCAACTATGACGGGTGTGGTTGTGTCATCTGTACCAAGCTTAATAACAAAGGAGATTGATACTCTACTGGCAGTTTGTCCAGAGATAGGGGAGGGAGAGGAAGAGGTCTGTGGTGACTGCCAGCAGTTGACAAAATTGGAATTTTGAAGAGTGATGGTCGGGGGTACCCAAGCAACTGTACCGGTTCCTCTCCATGTGATGTCGATACGATAGAAGCCTGACTGTAGAAGAGAGGGGAACTCTATTTGATCTGAATTTATTGTGGTGCCTATCTGTGAACCGGGGAGAGCGGTCCATTCTGTACCTGTATTGTTGCCAAAGGGGTCAGCATTCGTGATGCCTGTTCTTATTTGATAAAGGTCGGTGTTGACAGAGTAACCGAGAAGATTGTTTTGTACGGACTTGCAGAAGGTGATATCATAGGAGACCCAGAGTTGGCCCATACCTTCATAAGAGGCAGGCATGTTATTAGTTGCAATCTGGAACTTACCCAGGTCGTAGAGACGGGGATCCTGTCCAGATGGCACTGCACCGCTACGTACGTAGTAGAGTTTTTGAGCTTGATCAGGGGAGGCACATTCTATGGCGTGCATGATATTGTCAGATGGCTTGCCTGAATTGGAGAACATATAATTGAGCATTTGAGGGGAGTCTTGGAAGTCATCCTCTGCAGCATTGTAGTTGGTGGCTAGAATAATTTGTCCGAGACCAAGGGAAGTAGTGGAGGCAATAGCATCAGAGGAGGTCGAGACAAATTGAAAGAGGAGGCCATTTATACGATATTGTGAGTAGTTTCTCGCCACAGCACTCAACCAAGGAAAGACTTCAGAGAGACCAGGATTAATAGGGAAGGATTGATTCGTAAAGACAGAGGCGACAGAGTTTATATCTGCGACGAATTCACGTTTGCGGACACGGATGGAGTCTTCCCCAAAAGAGGGAACAACCTCGGAGTCATAAAGAAGGGTATTTGATTTAACTGTGTAGTCACCGACACCAGTGATTTTCTTGAATATGCGGCCTAACTGTTCACCACCGTAGTTGCCGAGTTCCGCTCCCACTGCACCGCCAATACCGGGGGCGATCATGTTACCGATGGCAGCACCAGCTGCACCTCCGAGATAGCCGCCGAACTTTTTAGAGGAGAAGGAGAGACCTGGTAAGGTGTACTTGCCTCTTCCTCTGACGTACCGTCTAGGACGACGTGTAGAGCGCATAGCAGCACGTCTCTTGTAGTAGGCAATTTTTTGTTTATCAGTGTACTGTTTTCTCATCTTTTTTTAGGAAGGGACAAAAAATATTTTTGAGTTTTTTTGGACTTTTTGGGTTAAAGGTATAATAAGTGTGTGGTGAGGAGGTCACAGTAGGTCTCGGGCCACCCGACCCTCCTCCGGGCTTGGTGACCTTCGGTACCAAGCCACGAGTCAGAGTCGATCTTTAATAATGTCCCCATCACTAGAGGCCAGTATTAGGTTAAAGGTAAGATAAGTGTATATAGGGTGTGGAGTACAGCGGGGGTGGGGGCGGTGAGTACTCGAGATGGAGGAGTAGGTATGGATGGGAGTGAAGCAAAATATTTGGCTGCTCCCGCATCCCCTTTACCTGCATCAGAGGCAGCCATCGAAGACAACACCAGGGATCCAGCCATCAAGAGACCAGAAATACCCATAAGAATCATGCACCACATGTGAGTCTCTTCGTGTGTGAAGGATTGAGTGAATGGATTTGTGGTGGTACCAAGGAGAGAGGGAAGAGGGAGAGAGCACAAGGCACGGTCGGCCTTCGGCCTCCTAAAATAATATAAAGGGAAGAAGAGTATATATAAGTGGGGGAGTAGTCTGGCCCTACCAGTCATCTCGCTTGCGACCTTCGGTCGATAGATCAAACTGGTCCTCGGAGAAAAAAAAGTCCAAAAAATAATATAAGGTCATAAAAATGGAACAAAATATGGAACAACGGAACACATGTGGCACAATAACGGGTGCTATAGAGGAAACTCCGAGGGGGCCAGAAGACATTGTCTGTAATACTATATTAGAAGACAATGTCCTAAAGTCTGGAACAAAAAGTTTGGAACAAAACACCTTTTCGTCCGAAGGAGGAAAGTGTAGGTTTTGGTCCGTGACCACTTTTGTCCAGACTAGGGAGCAAGTCCTCGAGGCTGTCAATAGCAGCAAGGCTGCCATTGTCGGACACGGATGGAACACTGAGGTGTGTCCTGTCACAGGTCGAGAGCACGAGCAAGGATGGGTAGAGTATAGGAACCCGGTCTACTTTGGAAGTGTACGCAAGACCTTTCCTGGGGCACATATCGAGAGGACGAAGAAGATAGTGGCCATGAAAAGGTACTGCGAGAAGGAGGCCACAAGGAAGCCGGGTACAACACCCATGAAGAAGGAATTTATACGTCGACCTGTGCCTGACCCTCTTAGAGGGAAGGAACTGTACCCTTGGCAGAAGGAGGTGATGGACCTGATAAGCACCGAACCTGATGATAGAAAGATTTATTGGTATTATAGTAGAGAGGGTCTTACAGGTAAGACCTCCTTGGCCAAGCATATATGGATCAACAACCCTGAAGGGGTCATGATTGTGAACGGGGGAGGGAAAGATATAAGGTGTGGTATAGCCAAATTTGTAGAGAATCATAACCTTGATGTTGTGATCTTTTCCTTCACTAGGACTGTAGAGGATTATGTGTCCTACCAGGCGCTCGAGGAAGTGAAGGACGGACTCTTCTTTAGTGGCAAGTATGAGAGTGGTATGGTAGGATACGCTCCACCACATGTGGTCTGTATAGCCAACTTTCACCCCAAACTCGAGGAGAGTAATGGTAGTGAAACTTTATCAAGGGACAGATGGGTGATAAAGAACATTGGCAATGATGATGATGATGATGAAGGTGAAAAATAAAAAAATATTTTCTTTTTGTGAAAAAAGAAATGGACGATCTTGAAGTCGACACTCTAGAGGTGATCAAGGAAGAGAGGATAAAAATACTTGATGATATTGAGACTGAGGAGGGTAATGATGTATATAGGGAGGAGTGTATTTTTATTGAGGACCTTGCCATG